GGCCACCCTGGTCTCACTGACCAACTCGGCGGCCGTGGCCCAGCGGCTGGCTGGATACTATCAGTACATCGAGGCGCTGGACCATGAGGTGGTATACGACGGTGAGCGGCCGGGTGATGTGGTGGCCTTTGAGCACCCTTATGGGGGAGAATCCAAAGGGTGTATCAAGGATACCGCCATTACAATGGGAGGCCGGCTGGTAGCATCTGAGCAGGCTGTCATCGGGTATGTTCCACCCAAGTTCGAGACAGAGGAAGTCCTGGACGAGCGGGTGGTGCTGACCGGGAGCGGCGATTATACCGTGCCAGAGGGAGTATACACCCTTACAGTGGTATGCATCCAGGCTGGGACCGGTGCGCAGGCCGGGTTTGACGGTGAACCAGGCGGAGGAACCCAGCTAATCGTAACAACAAAGGAACAGGATGCTGGTGGATCGTGGTCAGACACACAGGCCGATGGCGGAGAAGGAGGACAAAAGGGG